ATAATCTTATTGAGTGCTACACCCAAAGCATTATCAGGATCAAAAGAGTTATATAGTTGTAGTAAGTTAACTTGGATGTCTGCGTTTAACTTACTATAAATACTTATAACTTGTCCGTCAGGTGTGTCCCCATCAAGGATAATATCTTCACCATATATTTTTTTATATTCAGTAGCTAAGTCATCAAAAATAGTGTTTAAATCATCTATTTGTAAACCACTACCATCTAATTTTAAACTAGACATTATAAACTCGCTTTCAAGTCTGCGATATTCTGTTTTCTTTTCTCTATCCATACTGTATCATTATTTAATAATGCTCTTACAGATAATGCCTCTTGCTCTCTTATTTCTTCCCAAATTTTAACAACTCTAGCATCTTCTATTGATGTATCTGCTACAAGCTCCCAAGTTTGTGTATAGTTGATAGGTTCTTTTTCTATTGCTATATATCCATCTTGTACTGGCTTTTCTGTAAGTATCAGTTTCTTATATCCAAACTCTTCGCAGTCTGCACCATCAGGAATAGACATACCAGTTTCTTTTCTGATTTTGTTTATCCCTACTCGTTCGTTTGTTTTTATATTTATGTAAATCATTTTATTCCTTTATTTATTATGCTGGGCAAGTTCCCCAAATTGGACGAGGCAATACCCAAGATGTAGCACCTGTGTCGAATTGTGGAGGTCTAGTTAAAATTAAACTTACACACCAACTAGATAAGTCTTGATTAAAAGAAATTGCATCTTTAAACATTTGTGTCATTAACGAAGTATTCGAAGTATCCCAACTTGAAATATCCTGATTAAATGTAGCTGATCCAAAAAACATTTGATTCATATTTACAATATTGATAGTGTCCCAAATTAACATATTTGGCTCGGCTACCAATGTTGTAGCTCTAAAAAGTTGATAAAAATCAGTCGCAACATCATCAAAATATATCCCATCGTTAGGGATAAATGTATATGTTTGCCCGTTTATTGATTGTCCTGTATTTCCTGTGTTTGCATATACTGGGTTTATAGATGTATTTGACATAGGAAAGTATTTACCATCTCCTACTGGAACACCCCCACCTCTTTTAATACCTTTTAATCTATCGGCTAAAGTCATACTAAACTCCCAATATAAGCACCATATAAAACAGTTGATTCTTTCCAAAATACTATTACATCATTAGCAGTTAAAACTGGTGCTGTTCCGCCAACCCAAGTAATAGTCGGATATGCTACTGTGAAAGTATCTCCACCTGCTATTCTTAAAGTCACACTTTGACCTGCTGTTAAACTTTCCGTAAAAGTTGTATTTGCTGAAAGTGTTTTGTATTGAATTGTTCCATTCGCTGGATTGATTACTGTACCAGTTAAGTTATAAACTGTTTCAGTTAGTGAACCTGCTATTGCTGGATTCGTTTTGTTTAGTTTAGTAGTTAAATCAATACCATCTAACTTATCTCTTCTATCAGTTGTAAAATTAATTTCAGTTAATCCACCATCTTCAACTATTAATCCATCTAACTTATCTCTTCTTGCAGTAGTAAAATTAATTTCAGTCAGTCCACCATCACCCACACTGTAAATTATTGTAATTCTAACCCAAAGCGTAGTAGACTTTAATCTCCAATAAGAGTTATCATCACTCTTATATGCAACTTTTCCTACATCGGAACTATCAACTTCTAAAGCATTTAATTCTGTTTCATTTTGCACAATCCAATTTTCCAAACCGTGTCTATTGCCTATACTTACATTCTTATGTTCTATCATTACCCATAACTCCTTTTAATTATATATTATTACAGCTTCACCAGCTATGACAATAGGTTCACCATTAATACTAACTAACTCATAATCTATCTCATCAGGTGTAGAACTCCCACCGCTGAAAATATTTAAACTAGATAATACTAAGTTTGTATTATTTATTGTATCAAAATTTATGTTTATAGTAGCGTTCCTATTATTATTTTGCACTATAGATATATTATTTACACGAAGTATATCATTAGTTTCAGCAACCACTCTTCCAATATTACTAATGATTAAATCCTCATTACCTTTTTTACTTAAATCGTTTAACCAATCTATGTACTGTTCTGTATCTAAAAAATAATCATTTTTAAAACTTTTTACTCTAGTAGTAACATTTTGTACTATCTCATCATCATTTTTAATATAGTTTCCTAAACCTTGACCAAAAGTAAAGTCACCATTTTTATTTAATTTTCTAACTCCCATATTTTACCTTTATGTTATATTTGTGATTATACCATTTGTTACAGTAATTTGTCTATTGGAATCACTAGTATTAAATGAACCACTTACTCCTGTTAAATTACCAGGTGCTGTTACTGTAGATGTAACTATCAAATTAGCTGTGGTTGTGTTACCTGTTGTAGTTGTGTTACCTGATTGTTCTATGTTTCCAGTTAAATCATAATCACCTGTTTGAGTTGTATTACCTGTATGTTCTATATCCCCAGTTAAATAATAATTACCTGTTTGAGTATTATCTCCAGTATGTTCTATATCACCTTTAACCTCTTCAAACCCAACAGGTATATTAATAGCATTAGTAATATTGTTAAGTCCAACAATAGCTATAGCATCGCTATAATCGTGCATCCTATACTCTCTAGGTTTCTTATTATCAGCACCACCCACTAACCAATCGTCGATACATCTTTCACTAAATATTAATAAAGCGTAATCACCTATAGCTATTGGCATAATACGATAGTTAGAACCACCTTGTAAAGTGAATATAGGAACTTCTGCAAACTCAGGTAATTCTACCTCTACACCTTGTATAACTCTTTTAAATACAGGCTTAACACTTATTGTACTATCTTGTATTTTAGTTACTTTTGCAATAGTTGATGTATGTGTGTTTGATAATGCTTCATTAATAGCACTACTTATAATATTTGTTAAACTATTATTTTGTATTTTTTCCATATTGTATTATATATAAATAAGAGTAATTAGTCAATTTTAGTAGTATGAAGTAATTTACATTTAGTTTAAATCTAATTTAAGTTAAGGTGCGTTATACTTCTTTATATATAAAATTAAAGGAGTTTAGAAAATGAAGAAGAAAAAAGAAATTAAAATTGATTGGGTACAGTGTGGTAATGGTATATATGCTACTGGTGTTTCAGATGTTAAAAAGATAATAGAGTTTGCAGACATTACTACAACAAGTCAAGAAATTTGGTTTAAAGTTTTAGGTAAGAAAAATAAACTTATTGCAGAAGTTAGAAAATCAAATTGTCATATAGTAGCTTACAAATGTTAAAAATAGAGAGTGTATAAAAGCTATTAACTTAAATGATGAATAAGGTTATAAAACCTTAAACCCTGTGGACTTTCTCAAATAAAGAGTTTGTCCCCATTCATTACCACGATAATCACCTTTAAAATCTATCGTATCAACTCTATATAGTTCATTTAGTTCTGTTACACTTGATATTAATAGTACTTGCCCCCCACATTTTATAGCTGGATTCATAAGAGTTTCAACTATTACGAATGTTTCTTGTTTTTGTGGAGTGTTTAAAAGTCCTGTACTCTCACTAACCTCAACAGCAAAACTATCTATTAACTCATTTTCTTTAATAATGTTTAATTGTTCATTGTCTATAAAAAAAGTTTCATTATCATTTAAACTTTCACCAATCAAATCCGCAGTAGCACCCACCATCACTTTAGGGCGTGTTCTAGTTTGTAATGTAGTTACTTTACCTTTATTAGTATTTGGCATATCTTTTAACAACTCATCAACCAAACCCACACTAGGAGCTATAGTCTTACTAGTAAAGCTATTTCTAAAATCAAAACCTCCATCTTTACATACAAGAGTAGTTATAAAATCAGTACCTTTTTTAGTTGATCCTGCTTCGTAAATATTACCGATAAATACATCAACTAAGTCATCATACCCAACTTGCAAAATAACTTGTAAATATTTATCATTTCCGTTTTGTTGGGATTTATCTTTTATTAGTTTGTTTCTTTTGTTGGGTTCTAAATTATATATTTTTAGTTTTAATTCATTAACATCACTAATAATTGTTTTTTTAGCTTCAAACTGTATTCTTAAAGGTGGTAATATCTCAACCACATCAGTTTCACTTAGTCTTATAAATAGTTTATACTTTCTATCAAATCTAAATGACATCATATCCCCTAACTTGTTTAACTTCCTCACGCTCTAATAAATATAAACTTACTCTATTAGTACTAAAATCTGTTAATTGAAATGGATCAATACCTGTATTTTTATTGTCTACACATACTAAATCAAAAGGTTTGTTAAACTCTCGTAATAGAGGTACACCTAGAACAACACTTTTGCCATTTACTAACACTTCATCTCTGAAAGTTATGTTCATAGTCCAATTTGTAATAGTTGGATTAAATCTAAACTCAATAGTGATAACTGTATCTTCAAAGAGTATGTCTAATTTTTGTTTTGGTTCGTTTGTTAATGTTAATATTTGCATAATTGTATTATATATAAATAAGAGTAATTAGTCAATTTTAGTAATATATAGTAATTTATATTTAGTTTAAATCTAATTTAAGTTAAGTGGTGTTATACTTTCTTATATCAAAAATAAGGATTGGAAATGAAAACAATATAAATTATATACATAGATATAAAACTATGGAGAATATAAGTATTGAAGTGGAAGATGTAGATAATAGTGATGGTTTTATAGTATTAACTTGTAAAGATGATTCTATAATTATGGTTAACAAAAATTGCATAAAAACTATGCACATTAAAGAATAACTAAATGAATTTTAAAAGTAACAATAACACAACCTGTACCTATAGTAAATATTAATATAGATTTTTAAAGGAGTTAGGAAATGAAAACACTAAGAGAGGTATTAGACTCAATTAATATAATGCACAATAAAAAACTTAAAATAGTTAAAATATACAGCAATAGAGACTTTTCTAATTTGTTTGGTGTTAAAGAAAATATTGATTTAAATTATGTTTTTCAAATAAAAACAAGTTAAAATGATTTAGTAAGTTACAAACTCCCTACTAAAGCACTAGCAAAACAACAAAAGGATTGGAAATGTCACAAGAATGTAAAAAGCAAATAGAAAAAGTACAACAAGAAATCGAATCTGAGTTATATAAAATACTAAGTAATAGTATTAAAGAAGACTGGGATATAGAAGTTATAGAATCTAATAAAGATAACATTTCAGAAAAATATATAGTTAAAACAACAAAAGGATTGGAAATGTCACAAGAATGTAAAAAGCAAATAGAAAAAGTACAACAAGAAATCGAATCTGAGTTATATAAAATACTAAGTAATAGTATTAAAGAAGACTGGGAGATAGAAGTTATAGAATCTAATAAAGATAACATTTCAGAAAAATATATAGTTAAAACAAAAAGGGATTTAAAATTAATAATAACACCACCTTTACCTATAGTAAATATTAATATAGATTTTTAAAGGAGTTATAAACTCCCTATTAAAGCACTAGCGAAACTTTTATCAACTGGTTTTGCTTGTTGTGTGCCTTTATCAGATAAAGCCGCACCTTGTGACTTAGCATCACCACTCGCATTTTTAACTAATTGTATTAATCGTGTTTCAGCTTTTATAATTTTTTGAGCGGTAATAGTAAAAGAGTAATTACCTTTATCAATCTTAGATGTAGTGAATGAAGTTATAGCCATATCTTTAAATACTTTATCAATACACTCAATAGATATAATACTATTACTTTCATAAACTGTGTCAAAAAATTCTAAAAATTTACTAGTAATAGGTTTATCTGAATCAATACCCTCAAAAAAGTTATATAACTGTTTTCCTTTTTCTAATGCTTTATCAACCTTATTCACAAAGTCCTCAGCTTCAGATATTAAACCATTAATTTTAGATATCTGTGTTTGTGTTCTTCTAGGTAAATAGTCCTGTATAATCCCAACAGCTGGGACTATGTTTTGTACTGTTGTTGGTTTTGGTTGAGTTTGAATAAATACATCAGCAATCTCACCCTCAATACTCACAGTAGTTGGATTCTTGATAATATGATCATTTATATTACTTCCACTTTCTACAGGGTTAGTAGTTACTGTAGCTGTCTTGGTAGCTGTTTCGTTTAAAGATACATACATAGTAAACCCACCAATACCGATAGGTTGTAACTCACTATCTTTTGAGCTTTCAGGTAATATTGTACTTTTAAAATCACTAATACTCATTGTTATC